TTTTACAATCAATGTTGGCCACATCTGGCGTACTGAGGAAAACATAAATCTCATGGTTTTTCCAGTACCTAATTCTGATAACACAGAGATTCAATCAATGACAGCCATCATGGAGACAGACTGGTTATCCTATCCATGGTTTCTCACCATTCGTCTTATTAATAAGGGAAGAACCCTGATTAAAAAGGGGACTCCAGTTGCCAGAGTTATTCCTATAAATACAGGATATATTGAAAATACAAAAATATATCGTACAGAAGAACCAGAGAATGTTCGTAGAGAACGTGAAGTCTTAACCAAAAAAAGAGATAGTAGTGATGAATGGACTAAAGATTATTTTAAGAAAGCAAGAAGATTTGTCCGGTGTAATCCAGTTATTGACCATAGTGACTACTATAATCTTCTTGAAAATAATGGTATTCTAACAAAAGAATCATTTTTAAATGAGGAGGAATGTTCTTATCTAATAAGGAATTTTAAGCCTGAAAACAATGATGATCCTTATCTATTATGGCGGGGTAGGCTTTGTTGGTCAGCCATGGAATCAAATAAGGGTGTTATTGAAGACAGGATTCTGCGCTTTGCCCGTGAGATGACAGGATTAAACTTGACTATTGACAACCCTCATATTGTTCATTGGCCTGCTGATACAGAGATGCCTCCCCATAATGATTTAGGGGCAATGAGGGAATTTCCTAATAGAAACTTTGCTGCTATAGTATATCTTAATGATAATTATCAGGGTGGTGAGTTAATGTTTCCGGACTTGGGTTTTGGAATTAAAGGACATGCCGGAGAATTAATTATTTTCAGAGGAGATTCTATCATGCACGGTGTAAATAAAATTAACTCCGGAAACAGATATACAATTGCATCTTGGCTGACCATTAATGGCTGATTTTACTGACAGAGAGCTGGGTCAAATGGAAGCCCGGATTGCAGTCCTTGAACAGGAATTGCATGGAGTACGCAGGGACACCCGTGAAATTCTCACCACTCTCTCAGAAGCAAAGGGCGGCTGGAAAACCATAATGATGATTGCAGGATTCTCAGCTGCCATGGGCGCTTTTGTTTCTCAGGTTCTACCATTTCTTCCGATAAAGTAATCAAGATATGTCAACAGATACGATCACAACCAAGTTCAAGTTTTCCCCTACCATTCTTCGTGATGACACACAATACGAAGCCGAGGGCGGCTGGTATGATGGAAACCGTGTCAGGTTCCGTAATAGTAATCCTGAAAATATCCGGGGGTGGAACAAGAGGGTCACAACAGCACTCACAGGAACTCCCCGTGATATCGAAGTCTGGTCAGGTCTTGACCAGAAAAACTATATTGCATGGGGTACCAACAATGCTCTTCAGATTTATCAGGGTGGTAATATTTCCGATATTACCCCTATCACATCCAGCACTGTTCTGTCAAATCAGATCAGCACCTCCGCTGGTTCTTCATCTATCACTGTATCTCTGACGGGTCATACAAGGGCATCCGGGGATCGTATCGCTTTTACCAGCATGACCGCCACAATCGGTGGAAATGTTTTCCTTGATTCTACCTACACCATCACCACGGCATCTGATGCCAATCATTTTACCTTTACATATACCACGGTAGCCGCCGCCACATCTGCGGATGCTGGTGATGTTACCGCCAATTTCCTTCTTAAATCAGGGTCTAAATATAATACCAACGGTTTCGGTTGGGGTGCGGGGTCTTATGGCACAGGCACCTATGGTACCCCGGCTTCAACGACAAACATTGTTCTATCCATGCGTAACTGGAGCATGGACACATTCGGCGAGGATCTTCTGGCCAATCCCCGTGGTGGCTCAATCTATCTCTGGGATGCCACCTCTGGTACCAATGTGAGGGCCCAGCTTATCTCTGCCGCCCCGGTATCTGTCAATAATGTCATTGTCTCAGAGAAGTCCCGCCATGTCATCGCCCTTGGTTGCAATGACATCAGCGGTAACTTTGATCCCATGCTTATCCGCTGGTCTGATCAGGAGGACTATGACACATGGACTCCCACCGTGACGAACGCAGCCGGTGACTTCAGGATCCAACGAGGAACCAAGATCAATCAGGGTATCTACTCCCGTGGTGGTATTCTGGTTCTCACTGATTCTGCCCTGTATGGCATGGCCTATGTAGGACAGCCCTATATCTTCACCATTGATATTCTTGGTGATCGTTGTGGTTCCATTTCCCCCCATGCTGCCAAGGATTTCAGCGGATCACTCTTCTGGATGGGCGATGGTAACTTCTTCGTCTATAACGGCTCTGTCCAGATTCTCCCATCTTCTGTTCGAAAGTATGTATTCAGTGACCTGAATTATGAGCAAAAGGAAAAAGTATTCTGCGGCATCAACACAGAGTTCTCTGAAATCACATGGCTGTACCCCTCCGCTGATTCTCAGGAATGTAACAGGTATGTCTCATTCAACCCTGTTGAAAACTACTGGGTCTATGGGGATGCCTATTGGACAACATGGGATTTCGGCGAGGGTATCTTTGATAACATCATCACAACAGGTGTCTCAGCCGGAACTGCCTATCTGTATAACAATGAACCTGAAGATACATACCATGCCGTCATCGGGGATAACCAGCTAATCGGATATAAGTCCTATATCCAGAGTGGTGACTTTGATCTTGGTGATGGCGATGAGCTTCTCTTTGCTGACAAGTTTATCCCTGATTTTCAATTAGCCGATCCCGGTGGAAACAATAATGATCCAGAGGTAAATATCCTGATGGGGGCCAAGCAATACCCAACGGCCACCACGGTTACCAAGGGACCATTTGTAGTCAGCGCCTCAACCAGATTCCAGAATATCAGGCTCCGGGGACGACAGGCCAACCTCAGAATCTCCACCAGTGCCATCGGTACTTCATGGAGACTTGGTACCTTCAGGCTTGACCTTGTACCAGATGGAAAGCGCTAATGGCTATCAATGTAGGTAAATCAGGAAGCCTCTTTGTCAGATACCCCGGAGCCCCTCGTAATTCAACCCCGGAGATGATTGCGGCATGGTCCCAGTTAATCAGAACTCTGGAGCTACGGGATAACCAGAGCAATATTCAGGCTGCTTCTCAGAGTCCCTACGTCATTTCTAATGTCTCTGTTAACAGGACATATGATGTAAATGCTGGGGAAATCTCTGTGTCTGTGGTTGCAAATGCCCTTGGTACTTTATTGCAGGATCTTAAACTAAAAGGTATCATAGGATAATTAACGGAGGAATTTACTAATGGCTGGTTATGGTAGTGATTCACGAAGAGTGCGAGGCTACAAGTACGGCGGTGATACTGGCCGAGTAGGTGTTGGCTCTCATGGAATGAGCCCCGCTGGTGGTGGTGGTCAAAGGGGTACAACAGGCGACCGAGGCGGCGGACCCGAAGGTGCGGCTCGACCAAAGAACCGGCCACAGGCACTACCAACTATCGCTCCGGTGGCGGACGCTCCTTCTCCTCCTCTTGAAGCCTTACGACAAGCCTCTGATCTTCAGAATTATTTCTCCGATCTTCAAAATATTGCCCTTGGTGGTCAGGCTGCTCAGAGTGCCCTTGCCAGATTCGGCATTGCCCCAGAACAATCCTATTTCCAGTACCGGGAGTCATTCCCGGAATTCGGTGATCTATCAGGAACCTCCGGCGGTCTTGCCGGAATCATTCGATCACTCGGGAGAATGTCCCGAACCGCCGAAAGTTTTGCCGAAGGCGGTCGTGTCGGAGAATCCATGGGACGCCGGAATATCCAGACAGACGTTGGCAAATTCGGACAGATGCTCAGAGACCTCATGTTGATGACAGACGAGCCAACCGGTAGACAGGCTGAGAGACTGGCAATGGCCGAGGAAGCTGGATATATCTCTCCGGCTATTGCCCAGCGTGAGGGTAACCTTTATCAGCCCGGTGGCCTGATGCCCCGTGTTGCTGAGACAATCGAGGTATCCCCTCTGCCTCCTCCCGGCATGTCACGGGAGAGGACACAGAGAGAACGTGAACTGGCGAGAGTCCGGCGTGAGGGTAACCTTTATCAGCCCGGAGGCCTGATGCCCCGTGTTGCTGAGACAGGATCTCCCCGCTACGGTGGCGATGCCGAGGCATTCAGATTTGTAATGCCCCCCAGAGATAACAGCCCCTTAAATATTATCCCAGATGGTGCTCGTCCTGAGATTGAAGTAGAGCCTTTAGCTCCCCCCGTATCTCCTGCCGAGTCTACTCCCACGGAAGAGAAACCTGAACCTAGACTAACTTACGAATTAATTTTGGATCGACTTGGACGAGATGCCGCAGATCTTTTTGAACAAGACCCTGCCGTATTTTATGATTATTACGAAGATTATCTAGACTCTCTCAGAGACCTTAGGAGTATGACAGACGAGCCAACCGGTATGTCACGGGAGATGACACAGAGAGAACGTGAGCTATCAAGAAGCCGCCGTATGTCCCAAGCTGAACGAGACCTTATGGAGGCTGTCAGAAATGAACCTGAATTAATTTTGGATCGACTTGGACAAGATGCCGCAGATCTTTTTGAACAAGACCCTGCCGTATTTTATGATTATTACGAAGATAATCTAGATTCTCTCATTCCCGGAGAGAAACCCGAAATTGATTATAAACCAGAAATTTTTAATTTTATTGGCCGAGAGGAAGGTTCTGAGTCAGAAGGATACACTCTAAACATCACAAAGTATCCTAATGCTGGTGTTACGATTGCCAACGGGCTTGATCTTGGACAGCAGGATGAAGACAGCCTGAGAAGAATGGGTCTTACTGATGATCTCATTGAATTGTTTACACCATATCTCGGCTTACAAGGAGCAGATGCTAAAGCCTTTCTTGAGGAAAATCCACTATCTATTTCACCTGAACAAAAAAGTTTTGTAGAAGATAAACTAAATGAATATGACTATAAGAGGTTTAGTACTTTTTGGAATTCATCGGAAACATATGCTCCTTGGGAAAACCTAAAACCAGAACAGAAGGCTGTTCTCCTATCTGTTTTTAGACAGTATGGTAATCTTCCGGGACGAACACCTAATTTCTGGGAATACTCCTCTACGGGTGACTGGGATGGTGTTTTAAGAGAACTAAGAGATTTTAAGGATGACTTTGGCCCCCGCAGAGTTAGAGAAGCTAATCTTCTTGAGTACGGGTTTGCCAATGGTGGTCCAGTCTACCGTCGTAATGAGGCACTCCCCATGATCGAGGGTGATCACGTTGTACCTGCCAAGGCAGTCAAGGGTAACGAGGGTGGCCTTGCCTCCCTGTCTCGCCGTCTCTCTGGTAATCCATCCTATGATGGGATGATTCGTGGTCCCGGTGGTCCACGTGATGACGCTATCAAGACCCGTGTCTATGCCGCTGGTGGTGGCATCTCAGGCATGATGGATAATCTACAGAACCCCTTTAACTCTGTTCCAGCCCGTGTTTCAAACAAGGAGTATGTCATCCCCCGTGATGCCATCAACAATCTTGGCCGCATGGCGGGGGCCCCTGAAGGCATGGCAAACAAGGCCGGTCAGGACATCATCTATCAACTCGTTGAGAATCTAAAGAGGAAAGCATAATGGGATTTCTAGACAGTCTCTTTGGTACCGGGGGCTCAGCCTCTCAGGAGCAGGCTCGTACTACAGCCCAGACAAACTACCCTGATTGGTACAATCGTCTTCAGCAGGCTAACCTGCTTCGTGCTGCCGAGGCTGCCTTTGAAACCTATCAGCCCTATGGTGGTCCACGTATGGCCCTTGCCGGTCCTGAGCAACAGGCGGCTCGTGCT